GACGTCAAAAACGGTGTGGTTCTCGACTGGAAAACGACAGGTGCGTCTAAGTTGGCCACCTACCGCAAGGACGGAGCAGACCCTCAGCACGTCATTCAAGTCCATCTCTACGCTTATGGACTGGCTGCTCAGGGGGCCGACGTCAAGAAGGTTGCACTCGCTTACCTTCCGACAAGCGGTCAGCTGTCGGACGCTCACTTGGACATTCGGGACTACGACCCGCAAATCGCGCTCGACGCGTTCACACGGCTCGACACCATCACAAGCCTTTTGGCCACGGCTGATGTCGAAGCTAACCCGCAGCTTTGGAGTCAGATACCTGCTAAGACCTCGCGTCTTTGTTCTTGGTGTCCATACTTCAAACCTTTCAGTAAAGCTCTCGACGAAGGTTGCCCCGGTGAAACCGGTTGAGCCAACCATCAACGACATCGTCAAGATGATAGCCGAATCTGAAGGACCCAACACCAACACCAACACCAACAAGAAAGCAGGGGAAACAAATGAGTGACTTCGCAGCGCCGCTAACGGCGTCAGCAGGTCCCAAGGCAGCAGATCTCGCTGGTCAGCTCCTTATCATCACACCGCTCGACTACCGCAAGGACATCGACACCGTCAATGGTAAAGCTGATGCCATTTCTTGCGACGTGGTCAACTTAGATACGAATGAGCAGCATTCCGACGTGCTGTTCTTCAACATCGCAATCCGAAACGCTCTGAAGAATCTCATTGGGCAAAAAGTGCTCTGTCGGATTCAGCAGGGAGTCGCAAAGCCCGGCAAGACAGCCCCTTGGGTGCTCGCCGACGCTTCAACCGACGCGGCCGCCGTGGCGAAGGCCAAGGCTTACAAGGGCGCGTCCGGGGAACCAGCAGCCACCAAAATCGCAGGCACAGACGTGCCGCCGGAAGTGGCAGCTCTGTTAGCTCAACTTGGAGCTAAGCCTCTCTAGATTTCCTAGGGGGTAACCTTCCACCAACTAGGGAAGGCGCGGTGCGTACAGCGGAAGGGGAAGCCGCCGGGACGCAGTGGGTTCGAGGCCCTGCACCGCACGTGAGTTTCAAGAACGGGGGAGAAGTGTCGCTAGACGTCTTTACTGCAGCGCTTAGGTTCGCTGCGGCTGGTTGCTCTGTCGTGCCAGTCATGGCCGACGGCTCTAAACGCCCCGGCATTGGCACTTGGAAAGAGTACCAGCACAAGATGCCAACAGCAGCAGAACTGCAAGACTGGTTCAAGAGCGCTCGCGGCGTCGGACTGATAACGGGTCAGATCTCCGGCAATCTCGAGATGTTAGAGCTTGAAGGTCGGGCAGTCGCGGACGGAATGCACACCCAGCTGAAGGAAATGGCTGGCGAAGCTGGACTTTCTGAGCTTTGGGACAGGCTCACCAGCGGCTATTGCGAAATGACACCAAGCGGCGGTTTGCACTGGCTCTATCGCCTAGACGGAGAAGTGCCCGGCAACACCAAGCTCGCAAGACGCCCCGGCGCACACGACGGTGTTGATGTGCTTGCTGAGACCCGTGGTGAAGGTGGCTTCGTCGTTGTCGCCCCGTCAGGCGGCACCTGCCACCCCTCAGGTGGCTCTTGGTCTTTGATTTCGGGCTCGATAGAGACAATACCGCTTCTGACCTTAGACGAGCGCGAAAGCCTTCACTCCTTATTTAGATATTTCGACCAACTTCCAAAGGCCTCGGTGGTAGCTTCTGAGGTCACGGAGAGGCACCGGGACGCAAACTCAACCCTACCGGGCGACGATTACAACTCAAAGACGTCGTGGGACGAGCTTTTGCTGCCTCTCGGGTGGTCTAAGGTCTTCACCAAGGGACAGGCGACCGCATGGCGCCGCCCGGGCAAGACTGAGGGCATCTCTGCTACCACCAACTACGAGGGCAGCGACTTGCTGTTTGTCTTTAGCACCAGCACTATCTTTGAGGCTGAGCGTGGCTACAGCAAGTTCGCCGCTTACACCCTGATAGAACACGCCGGCGACTTCCACAAGGCAGCGTCGGCGCTAGCTGCGAAGGGCTTTGGCACCGGGTCTGCCAGCTCTTTGCAGCCTATCGATGTCACAGCACTTTTGGCAGCCCCCGAGCCCGAGCTTGCAGCACTGCCTACGACAGAGCCCGACACCAGCTGGCTACCAAGGCCAGTCGAGTTTGATGATGACGAGACCGATGTGTCTCCTAGTGTTCTCTACAGGACAGACGGACAGTGCCTACTGTATGCCGGCAAGGTCAATGCTATTTTTGGCGAGAGTGAATCTGGTAAGACTTGGGTAGCATTGGAAGCGGTGCGTCAACAGCTTGTGCAGGGTCAGAAGGTCTTCTACATAGACTTTGAAGACTCCAAGCGCGGCATTCGCGGACGTCTGAAGGCACTTGGTGTTCTCAAGGAACACTTTGAGCGCTTCAAGTACGCTAACCCTGACGGGCCCTATGACGCCGTCGGGCAACAGGCCCTTTTGTCCTCGATTCGCGATTTCCAGCCCGCTCTCATTGTCGTGGACGGTGTCAACGCCGCCATGAACTTGCTCGGTCTAGACCTTGAAAAGAACAAAGATGCCACTCAATTCAGTCAGGTCGTCTTGCGACCGCTTCGCTTGTGGGGTGCCGCGATTTTGACCATTGACCATGTCACCAAGAGCAAGGACAGCCGAGGTAACTACGCTATCGGCGCCCAAGCCAAACGTGCAGACATTGACGGTGTTGCCATCTCTGTCGATGTCTCGATGCCTTTCGGTCGTGGAAGCAACGGCAAGCTCAACTTGAAGGTCACCAAAGACAGGCCCGGTTTCGTTCGTGGCATCAGTCAAGAGGCATCTTACGTCGGCCACGTTGACCTCGTCTCGCAACCCGACAACCGCATTGAGATCTCCATTGTGGGTGGGCAGACTGGCTACTCACCTCATGAGTATCTGATGCGCCGGGTATCTGAGTTTATGCAAGACCATGGCGCAGAACTGTCCACAAACCAAATCGTGCAGGTCATTGACGGCGGCACCGACCAAATCAAGAAGGCGCTCGCCCAGCTCGAGGGCCAAGGCTTCTTGCAGCTCCGGACGCAGGGGCAGGGCCGCTACTACAGCCACCTCAAGCCTTATGTTCTTGGGGCTCCTAGGCCTTTTGAGCACTTGACCGACTTGACCGACCCTGACTTGACCGCCCGGTCAGGTTCCGCGGCAGGAGACGACCGGAACTTGACCGACTTCGCCCCCCCCTATAAGGGGGGGCGGTCGGTGAAGTCGGTCAGTAGTATCGACGGTGACACCGATGGAAGATAAAATGGCTATAGAGGATTTCTGTCCTAGATGTTTTGCTGCGGTTTGGAAAGCCCAAGTGTGCGGTTTTAGCGTGGTTGCAGACTGCACCCCGGTGGACATCAAGACAGAAGTGCTGTGCTTTTACGCAAAGCGCAGAACGTACGGAGTGTCGAGGTGGCGGCCGAGCTTCTACCTCGATCTCCGTTTTGGCAAGAAATACGAACGGCAGTTTGAGCTGGTGTTAGCCACTCACATCTGCTATTCTCCCCAGTCGGTTCAGGAGCACCCTGACTACTGGCCAGTACCACAAACAACACTAACTAGCTTCTAAAGGGGGCAAAAATGGCAGGACGTCTAATTGCAGTTGTCGGCGGCCAATATGGCAGCGAAGGCAAAGGCGCAGTCGCCGGGTATCTATCTTCAACATCTGAGGCACCATTCATGGGCATCAGAGTTGCAGGACCGAACGCCGGACACACAGTCTATGGGAAGGGGCCAAATGGCGAGGAGTCATACGCTTGGCGACTCCGCTCTATCCCCGTAAACGCAGTGACAGCACCGGAGTCAGACCTAGTCATCGCGGCTGGCTCTGAGATCGACCTTGAAGTGTTCAACCGCGAGCTGTCAGACCTTGACAAGGCGGGCTATGAAGCCAGCTCTCGCATCATCGTGGACGACCAAGCCACGATTCTCGAGCCGCACCACCACGACATCGAAGCCGACAACGCCATGCACGAGCGCCTAGGCTCAACCGGCAAAGGCATCGGTGCAAGCCGTGCTGACCGTATCATGCGCAAAGCAAGTCTATTCGGCGGTGGCGTTGACACCAGCAAAGTCATTCGTGACCACCTCAAAATGGGCGGCACCGCGCTCATCGAAGGCACACAGGGCTATGGTCTAGGTCTGCACGCTGGTCAGTATCCATTCTGCACCAGTCAAGACTGCCGTGCCGTTGACTTCTGTGCACAAGCCGGCATCTCACCGTGGGACAGAGCCATTGACGTGTTCGATGTATGGGTTACCGCCCGCACTTACCCAATTCGTGTTGCTGGCAACTCCGGCCCACTCGAGAACGAGACCAGCTGGGCAGCTCTAGGGCTAGAAGCAGAACGCACCACAGTGACTCAGAAGATTCGCCGTGTTGGCCACTTTGACTCGAAACTCGTCCGCGATGCCGTTATTGCAAACGGTGGCGCACCGACAGTGAAAATCGCACTCACCATGTTTGATTACATTTTTCCGGAGCTCAAAGACCAAACACAGATCGACATTTTGTCTGACGAGCAGCTCAAGTACATCAAGGACATCGAAGATGCGACAAACGCACAAGTGTTCTTGGTTGGCACCGGACCTAGCACGATGGCGTGGGTGAAATGAGCGAATTGACAACACAGCAGCTCGCTGCTTGGTGGGAAGCTGAGACCAAAAAGGAAATCGAGTCTGTCATACCGAAGGCAGTCGAGTATGGCAGTGCAGATCTCAAAGTCATTGGCTACGCATTGAGTCAGATGATAGGCGAGCCCAAGGGCGTGACACCAGATGAGCTTGGCATCGCATTTTATGTGCTTGGCAAGGTGGCGCGTCTTGTTGGCGGTTACGCTGACGGGCGCCGCCCAAGCGACGACACGTGGCACGACATCGCCATTTACACCAAAATGGCGCAGTTTGCACGTGAGCACAACGGTTGGGGTGGTTTCAAGCCGTGATAGTCTATCTAGCCGGTCCTATCGATTTCAACACGGGCTCTGTTGTCAACGAGCACCGCAAGCAAATCAAGGACTACTTCAAGCGCACAGGCAAGGTTTGGGTCTATGACCCGTCCAAAGCATGGACTGGCGGGCCGACACCCGACCAGTTTGTACATTGGGGAAATCTGCAGATGCTCAATCAAGCCGATTTGTTGGTGGCCATTCTAGTGCGCAACACACTGACTGTGGGCACAGTGCTCGAGATTCAGCACGCAGTTGAGCGCGATATTCCAGTCATTGTGGTCGGCGATGTCTCAGACACAAGCATTTCACTTGCCGCACTTGATGTGCAAGTCTATGAATCAGTAGCCGAGTTTGACGATTTTTATATCTCTGAAATCGTTGACATGTCAGATTACCTTGAACCGTTTGAAAGGAGAGAATGTGAGTGCCTTGCTTTACACGCTGCTAACGACAACTGCAACTGCACCAAGTAAAGCCTACGCAGATGATGCGGGTTTTGATTTGTATTGCGACGCAGATCTCGTCATTGAGCCGTCGTCTTTTGTAGATGTCCCACTGGGTGTGGCTATCAAAGTGCCTGAGGGAACATGGGGCTTGCTCACAGCTCGCTCTAGTACCTTGCGCAAACACGGTCTAATGGTTGCACAAGGCGTCATTGACTGTGGCTACACAGGGCCGCTTTTTGCTGGCGTTTGGAACATGACCGACCAGCCAGTGCAAATAACACGAGGAATGAGACTCGTCCAGTATATCCTGATGCCCAATGCGTCACTCAATGTGGACGCAGTTGCGGTTGATGAACTCCCCAAAACTGAGCGTGGCGCCTCGGGATTTGGGAGCTCGGGTGTCTGACCTTATAGAAACCTGCCAAGAGCTGCGCGACTTGGCGCAGTGGTTTGACAAGCTAAGCCACGAGCTTAGCCCCGGCCGCACAGGCGAGCGCACGGCTAGGTCCGTGCCCGGTCCGCGCTTGCCTTTGCGTGTCGATGTGCTTGACACGATTATCGCAATTCAGAGTGATACAATAGTGTGGGAAGTTTTCATAAGAGGTTTGACCGACCAACCCGGCATACCGAATGGCGACACCGTTCGGTCGCTTTTTTGGGTGGCAGACGCTCTTGAAAAGTGGCCCGCTGATAATCGGCCCAAATGGCTTGAGTCGCTTATCGACACCGTTAGCGGAAGACACACACAGGTGAAAATCCTGCTGGGACTGGAGCAAAGGCCTTTGACGGCAAGACTAAAGTGTCCATATTGTACTCATTCGTTAGTCATCAAGCTGGACCAAGGGCTTTTGCTCTGCAGGAACCGAGGCTGCCGGTGTGCAGCTGAGGACTGCGCTTGTAGCACAGGGAAAGGACATTCGTGGAAAGAAACAGATTGGCCGCGACTTGGCCTTATGCTCGACACGCCGAGCGAGTTGTGATGCGTGAGCAGTTGCGCTTGTGGTATAATTCTCCTGTTGGGGTCGATTTGTATTTATGAGGCGGCCCAATGCTTAGAATCTCGTTGTCAATAGGCGCACTGCAAACCGAGCTTGAAACTGACGCCCCGCTTTCTTTTGATGCCATTGAGTCTGTAATGACTAGGGCCGTTCAGTCCACACTTCAAGCCTATATGGCGTTACCGCAAGAGGAAAGAATGCGGGTCATATACGACGTGTTTAGTGATGCCGATGACGATGAAGAAGATGACTAAGCCGTGTGTTGTGTGCGGTGTTTTAGTCAAGGATTCAGCACGTTGCGCAAAATGCGCTAAAGAATATAATAGGGGTAGATTATCTGCTGCCCAGCGTGGTTACGACGCCAAATGGCGCAAGCTGTCAAAGTGGCTTAGAGAAGCACAACCGTGGTGTAGTTGGTGCGGCACGACCGCAGATCTCACTGTGGACCACATAGTCCCCCTAGTACTGGGTGGTACTAACGAGTTAGATAACCTAAGAGTGCTTTGCCGCTCTTGCAACTCAGCACGCAAAAAGCTCAGCAGCTAAGCTGCGACCCCCCTACTGGCATTTTTCCACCCCCCCAAAAGCTTCAAAAATATGCGCGGACAGAGACCCCGCTGCCCCGCTGCTCGCTGTACGTACGGGTTCGGGATATTAGTTATTCACAAGTTATTCACAAGGAGCAAGATGTCAGGCAAAGGACCGGCACCAAAGCCGGCTAGCGAGCGCCGTCGCCGCAACGCAGACCCAGTACCGACTGTGGTTGTGCAGGCTGATGGCGTACTTCGGGGGCCGGATTTACCAGCTGGCTACCCATGGCACTCGCAAACTTTCCGCTGGTGGGACACTTGGCGCAAGTCTGCACAGGCTTCTACATTCACAGACACAGACTGGGATTTTCTCATCGACACCGCACTGCTCCACACTTCGTACTGGAACGGTGACAATGTCGGTGCGGAATTGCGACTTCGAG